CAATCGAGCGGCTCATGAGGCCGATGAGATCCGCCGCGATGTTGTTGGATGTGATGGTCGTATCGATGTTGCAGATACGAACTACATACCTCCAATCCGGTACCGCCAGGCCACAGCGCCACTCCCAGTACTCCCGATACGCCATCATGCGGGCGCCACCGACGCCTGCGACGTTCTCCACTACCTGGAGGCCCAGGTCATGGTGCTGCAAGCCTGCCTGTGAACCCTTCGGGAAGATGCCAAAGACCGAGTTCGGTCCCCAGCACACGAGCCAGATGGAGGTATTGACGGAGGCCGAACCACCTCCTGAAATGATGTTCTGTGCGAATGCGCCGCCCGAGATTTTGTTGTATCTCGGAAAGAGTCCGCGGAAGACCGAAGGCGCTGCTGTCGGGTCACCGTAGATGGTGAGCTGCGAGAAGCCCTGGTTCATCGATTCGATGAAGGCATCCGCTTCCGTCATGCGGAAGGCAGCTTCTTGGCCGTTGAGTTCGGCCACGGACTTATCCACTTCGAGGAAGCCTGCGAGTTCCGCGGTAGCCTCATCCACACCCATCGTGGTGGACTTGCTCGGCGGAATGCCCTGGTTCATGGCCCGGGCCATGACGACCGGCAAACCCGTGCGCTGGATTACCCTGTGACCGGTGGCAAGATTGCCTTCCTGCCAGTGCATGTCCGGGAGCATCTCGTTCTTCTGAGCGAGTAGCTCAACGATGAGCGGGATGCGTCCACCGGGATCGGAACGCGTCGCCCAATCGGCAAGGGTGAGAACGTTTGAAGCAACAGCTATTTGGGTCACTCAAGCACTCCTAGACGCGTCAGCTCGGGTTTACGCCGTAGAGCTTTTCCTGGGCGCGCTCGCGCAAGCTGCGGTTGTCCACAGGCTTTGGCGGGGGTTCCGGGCGGCCGAGGTCGTCCTCGGACAAAAGCTCACCAACCAGACGCATCGCATTGGTGAAAACGGGGTCGTTCAGCTGCCGCTTTGCGACTTCGCGGAACTTAGGATCGAAGGAGGCGAACCAGCCCACCGCGGTCTTCGCGGCAGCGAGTTCTTCGGACGAGAACGTGGCCTTACAAGCCGCTTCATTGGTCCGATTGGTGTCCTCTATCGTCTTGAGCCACTGGGCATTCGCATCGCGCGCAAGTTCGACGTAGAGGTCCGCAGTCTTCTGCCTCGATTCGGGCGGGTAGCTCTTCAGGGCTTCCGTGAACTTCGTCACCATGCTTTCGGGTGGCTTGAAGTCATCGGGGAGCGTGAAGAGCGGTGCGTCCGGATCAGTCTTGGCGAGCTCTGCCTTCGGGGGTTCTGCGGGTGCTTCGGCTTTTGCGGGCTCAGAGCCTGTCTGAGGTTCCGCGGGCTTGGCTTCCGTTACCGGGGCAGGATCAGCGGGTGTAGCGGTGGGCGCAGCTGCAGGTTCTGCAGCCGGGGGAGTGCTTGAATTTCCCGGTTCGCCTTCGGCCACACGTATCTCCGTCGTACGCGGGCGAAGTTGAATCGGAAACTGGTATTAGGGAATGGTCACAAGTTAAATGCGTAAATATGGGTAATCGGTTGAACGTTTCGGCAGCGGCGAAATTCCTCAAAGTGAGCAGGAAAACGTTGTACAACTGGACCCGAGAGAACGTCGGGCCGCCGCGCATCCTCATAGGAAAGCGCTATTACTACACCGCAGAAATGCTCACCCAGTGGTGGGAAGCGCGCCGCTTAGCCTGATTTCTTCTTCGAGGTTTCCGGCTTCGGCCGCTCGCGCTCAAGTTCCGAGCGCACACGAAACCATAAACTGAGTTCTACGTCACATATCCACTGCTCCAGCTGATAGGCAATGGAGCGCCTACCTGCGATCTCGCACATGACGCTGTTGGAAGGGCTCCAGTACGGCGCATTCCATCCACAGGGACCCGCGATTACCCGCGCCACGAACCGCACGCCTTCATCGGTTGCCAGAATCGCCCTGAGATCATTTTCGGCCTGCAGGTCCTTCTGCTTGTCCGAGAGCGCCTTTTCCTTGAGCGCTTTCGGGTCATTGGACTTCTGCGGTCTGTCGAGAAACTTATCCGTCGGATCAGGTTTCTTCCCCGGTTCAAAGAGACTCTCGGCCGATGTGGCAGGACCTGCGGCTTCTTCCTCCGTCATGCGCCCTGCCCGGCCCCAATAGCTTTAGCGATGTCCCCAAGGCCCCCTGAGGCGCCGGCATCGGCTGCGCTCTTGAGCGCTCCTGCGTGCGCCTGCATCGTCTGGGCGGCCTGTGCCTGCTGCTCGAGCTGAGCTTGTTTCGCCTGCACCTGCGCACGCTGGGAGCGGATCTGTTTGACCGTCGCATCATCGCGCACGCATTCCGGAGGCGCCCCCACCGCTGCCGCATACTTCTCAATCGACATGTCCGCATCCCACTTATCCAGCGCGGGGTTATTGGCCATCTGCTCGGCCTGCGCGACCTGCAGCACGTATTGGGTCAGCTGCTGAATCGACTGGGCGGTTACTGCATTGATGGCTTGCGCGAGAATTGAGATGTACTTCACACGAATGGACGCGCCCTTCAAAGCCGGCGGCGGGGGCGGAAACTTCCCATGCCGAAGACACTCAGCAAAGAGCCAGTCGTGCAGCGGGTTGAACAGATCAAAGTTCATCTGCCCCAATACCGGGCCTAGCATCAGCAGCTTCTCTTGCTGCTTGGCGTTGACTTCCGCCGCGGTCTCCTTCTGCCCACCGGGAGAATCCCGCTCTGCCTGAATGAAGAGAGCGAATATATCGGCGTGGCAGATGCCATTGATGCGTCCCTGGGTTTCCTTGATATCGGCGAGTAAGTCCTGCGTTTCTGGCTTGATGAGGTAGGCGGGCTCAAAGCCGATTTTATTCCCGTCGGGAGCCGCAAACGTCACATCCCCGGGCAGCTGGCTCGTGCGTTGATTGCGCAACGAGGGATGGGCCACCATCGGGGGGTCGACATGCTTATCGATGGCCTGCGCTTTGCGCTTCTGCTGAAGCTGAAGCGCGCGGGCGTCGCCGAGACAATCCATGGCAGGACCGCGGCCCCAGGCGTCTTCGGAATTCGTGTACCAGCGCGCACAGAAGACCGGGAAGTCCCTGAATCCACCCACGCGCAGCAGCTTCTTTTCATCCTCCGCCTGCCCTTCAGTCTTCTGGGCGCTGTTTTTCAAAACCTTATCGGGTTCACCACCGCGCTCGTAGGTGACGGATCTGAAGCGCATCCCGCGAGGGCCCAAGGCGCCGGGCTTGTACTCGGGGTTTTCCTCCACCGCGTGAACGAGTGACACCCAGCTATCGCGCTGGTTCTGCTCCCACTGTCCGCGCACGTAACGGGAGATATTCACCCACGTCTCTTCCTTGCGCGGGTCAAAAGTCCCATCAGCCTGCTTGACGGAGAACTTCTCCACGACCTGCTGAACCGTCCAGCGATAGTCGCGAAACCACGTATTAACCCTGCGATGACGGTCGTTGCCGATGTAATAGCTGCCGATCGTGAAGGGTTGGAAGTGCGGGATGTCATCCTCCCCATTCTTAGGCAGCGGCCACTCGCGTCCCAACGCCATGATCCCAAACACCGGGTATTCGCCGAAGCACTCCGACAGCGCGTTATAGAAGTTCGAGCGTGAGAGAAGATCGCGAACGATCTTTGTCGTAGCTGACAACCATTCCTTGACCCCCTTGGCTTCCATGAGAGCGTCGTCCGTGAGTTCGTACGCGAACCACGGGCGTGCTTCCGATGCGGTCCCGGACATCAGTCCCGCCTGACAGGTATTGATGGCCGATAGTGGGGTTGAGTCGACAATGGCCCAGTTACGCCGCCAGCCGCGATTTGTGTCCCACGCATCATTCACCATGAAGCGACCGCGGTATGGCCGAAAATTCTCACTTAAATCACGCCAATTTGGATACCAGGTCATCCGATCAATATTCAGCATCGACTTGCGGCGCTCGAGTCTCACTTTGAGAGCTTCCGGTATCCCGCCGCGCTTGCGATTTCTCTGACGCAAGGCGGATGAAGGCTGTACGAGCCCCTCATCCGGCGTCATGTAACCCATCCGTGTGTCGAGCATGGCTTTAGCTCTCTGGCTTCATCTTCACGCGATCCAGCACGGCGTGCGGCGTCTGCTCTTCCCGGGTGCCGGAATTGCCGTGACGCTTCGCATCCGCATTCGGGTGAGTAGCATCCGCATAGCCACCCCCGGGCAGATGGCCTACGGTTTCCTTGTGGTGGTGCGCGATACCGCCACGGTGATGCACCGGGAATCCCCCGAGGACGGGGTCAACTTCGCGCGCATCGGGGGTTGAGGTCTGTCGAGGACGTGCGCGTAGCGTCTCGCGATACCCTTTACCGGACTTGTAGTCGCTCATGAGAGTTCTCCTAGAAGACAAAACGGACGGGTGGGATGGGGTCTGAGATCGGCAACAAGGGCGTCGGTTGCGCGGTGGCAAGGGTGAAGAGCGGGGTCGTTGAGGGAACCTGCATCATCCAGCCAAACTGCTGCGTGGCTGAGTGAGGCCCGTAGTTCACGTTGTAAGCGCTGTAGTCGGATGCGAAGGCGATATCGAACACATCCCCGATCTGGTGATAGATCCCACCGTAAGTGCCGGGCTGCACCGCTACGCAGCGGAAACCGGTATTGGGCGGCGTCGGAGGCGGTAAGAAAATCGCCGCCACATTCGGGAAATCGAAGTGCTCCTGAGTCTTCGCCCCACGCCACTGGAGAGATTCGTACTGCTGAAAGACAAAGGGTTTAGGCGCCTGATTCGGCGTGATCTGCGTGATGATGACGTTTGGGAAGTCGTATGGCGCTTGTGGCGGCTGACGCTTGAACTGCAGATCCGGGAACGTCGACTGAACGAAGGGAGACGTGGGCTTTAGGTTCAACGCAACGACGTTCGGGAAGTCATACGTCGCCTGTGCCTGCTGGCGCTTGTAGCTGTAATCCTCGCTCTGACGCTGAACGAATGGCGCTTGCGCTGCAGCGATCCCCAGGATGAGTGCATTCGGGAAGACGAACGGGTCCTGTGCCGGTTGGCGTTTAAAGACCGGGGTGTACTGTTCCCCCTGCACCAGGGGTTCAGGTTGCGGCAGATAGATCGTCGAGCGGCCATATTGCCCGGAGAGCGAATCTCGATGCTTCAGCTGGTCATCAAAGAGTGTCGGGATGAAGGGCTTCGCACCAATCTGACTCAAGTTCGCGACGAGATTCGGAAGCGGAGACGTGTCCTGAATCTGACGCCGCGTATGAATGGCCGGCATCATGACAATGGACCCGGGCTGCCCGGGGACGATGTGCAGGCCAAAGACCGAGGTGAGCAGGTTCGGCGCGTCCGGCAGCTGACCCTTCATCGTCTCGCGGTGATAGGTCTCGCTGTTCGCGTCGAGATTCAGGACCGTGTTGAGCGAAGGCCCCGGATGGCGAACCAGAAGGTTCGGCAGCAGGTCCATCGTCTGGCCCTTGAGGGACTCGCGATGATAGACCTGGTTGGAGACGTCAAGATCGTACTGAAGAGGCGGCGCAGTGAGTCCGGGACCTAAGTGAAACAGCAACAGGTTCGGTGGGGCAGAGGTGTCCTGCCACTGCCTGCGCCTGAATACGGGGGTATGAATCACTGCCATATCAGAACGGAGAGATGAACGGCAGCCCCTTCAGCGCTGCTTCCTGAGCTTCCTCCACCACCTTCTTGAAGGGCCTGCAAATACCTGTCAGGAAATAATCGGCCCCACACCCATCGCAGATGTGATGGTCACACTTCTTGCACCAGGATCGCGGACGCGTGCGTTTGGGATCGTTGATTACTACGCGCTGACAGTGATAACAGGTGAACGTCGATGTCTCAAAAAGCCCTCTCCCAGCCCCCGTCGGAAGACCCGCCTTGTGGACAAGCTCATCAGATACACCGGCCCCTGCGTGCCGGTGATCCGTCATGAAATACCCTTCGTGGTCGCGTTTACTGCCCATAGTTCACATGAGGATGGTGCCAAGAAGCGGGAGAGTTACGATGCCAGCGGTTTGGCTCAACACGCCAATCACAGCCTGAGCGCCATTGGTGTTCGCGTCCGTCCAGCCAAAGGCTGCAGACGGTGTGGCGCTACCGGCGTAGATCTCATAACACTGTTCCGCACCAAAATTGGCAGTCGCGGTGTTCGAGATGTTGTTGACGTCGGTAAATCCGGTGCAGGCAAATCCTGCATTGGTAACGCCTACCGTCGTGTGCTGTGCGATGGCGGCCAGCGCTATGGCCGGTGGCGCTGCCAGCGACTGGCCGGAACTCGCCGTTAGGACGGACCCCGATGACCACACGGCAGAAGCTGGCTGCGTCGGGTCTGCGGGACTTGCTGATGCGAGCCCTGAAATCTCAACGAGCGTGACCGAGCCAGTTGTGAAGTTGAACCCCGCAGAGGCAAAGGACACCTTGACGGTGTGAGAGCCAGCCACGACGGTGCCGCCCGGCAGGTACCAGATCCCGGCCCCGAGGTTACTCACCGTCCCCACGAGCACGCCGGGCGGCGTCTCAAGCGCCGTGAGTGCTGTGCTATAGGTCGTGTCTACGCACGTCGGCACCGGATGACCCCCGCCGGCGGACGTATTGAAGTAAGAGGCAATGCAGACGATGGTGTTACCTGCCGTCACGCCGTTGATGGTGACGACAATATCTGTGGCATTGCTGACCGTCTGACCGTTGACTGACTGGACGACCGCGATTGAGGGCGCTACGTATTCAGCAAACGCCACCGCGAAAGTGGTGAACGTATCGGTGCCATGGATCGTCGTGAAATTGGCAAGCGCGTTGCCTGTGGCAGTGACGCGGGCATCCTCAAAAGCCTGGCCCGTGTTCTGGGAGGCCCCGTAACGTAAGGTGAAGGCGAGCGGGGAAGTCCCGGCAGCCGACACATTGTTTTGATTGATATCGTAGGTATACCCGAGGAGTAGCGCCGGCTGTGTCGAGACATTGACGTTGTTCGACGTAATTGCATTCGTGCCGGTCCCCGGTGATGCCTGCGTGTTCTTCGTGGCAACGCCGATATAGGAAGCAAGCCCGGAGTACTCCGCAACCACCATGTTGCAGGTGCCGGGAGTGCCACCATTGAACGTCGCGGTAAGCGTCGTGATACCGGCCGGGCAGTTCAGCAAGTAAAAGATGCTGTGATACGCCCCGTTTCCGTCATTCACTGTCGCCTGAGCGGTAGACCATGTGTCACTGAGGTTGTCCGTGAATGTGACTGTCGGGCTGCCACCACCGGCTGACGTGCTGATGCATACCACCAGCAAGTCCCCACTGTTCGTGGGCGAGAACGTGATGGTGTTACCGTTAGAGGCGTTGGCGCCGTCTTTGACGTATGCGTATGCCATGTCAGGTCACAAAGCTGCAGCCGATTTCAGTGACGGTTCCGTCCCACGCTCCGACGTTGCAGGCAGCCCCCGTTGAGACCCCGCCCACGCGTCCCGTCTGATAGGCGGTCGAGCCTGATTGGACCTGATACTGAAGCTGAAACGCCCCGTTGTTGGTGAAGGGATTGGTGGTGGTGCTGGTGGAATGGGCATCCACACCAGTGGCGCTCTGCCAGGCAGCCAGCGATGAGTAGCCCACGAACCCGCTGGAACTCTGCGTGCCTGAAGGGACGGTGCCGTAGAGGTTGTGGCCGCCATAGATGTTGTAATCCCACTTGGTCGAGAAATCGAGGTTGAACGTCGTATAGCTGTACGTCGAGGCCGGGGTAAACCCTTCATCCGCGTAGAGGTTATTCCAGCCACTGATGACGTGGCTTCCGGCCGTCGTCTCAAAGGCGTTGGTGCAGAACACCGCTCCGGCCGCTTGATTGGCCGTGGCAACGAACGTGTTGTTGTAAATCTGTACGGGTGTCGTCCATCCGAACTGCCCCGTATCGTTCGTGAGCGAGATATAGCAGAAGGCGTTGACGATGATGTTGTGGTGGATGCTGGTGAGCGTTCCTGCCCCGCCATCCGCATTGAACCCAAAAATTCCCGCGTAGTTCTGCGTAGACCCACCC